TTCTAGATGCTCGCATTGAATTCTGCGTAGGAGCAACTAAGTTAGATGATGATTTATTGCTCACTTTTAGTATGCAAGATAACGCCGCGTTTATTTTGCGTGTACCAAAAGTAGTTGTAGAAGATTTAATTATGGAGGCTTTATGATATCCGAACTAATTTCAGACCTATCAAGTGCGCCGTTTGACCCACAAAAGAACTTTGATGTTGCGGTTGAATACGAACGCTTAGGACAAACTGCGAGCGCCGTTTCGTTTTACCTGCGAACTGCCGAATATGGCGGTCAAGATTCGTTACTTGTTTATTCATCGCTACTTAAACTTGCCAAGTGCTTTGAAAATCAAACAGGCCGTGATTACACAGTTACTAACTGCATCTTACAAGCGATTGCGTATATGCCGTTTAGACCCGAAGGTTTATTTCTTTTATCAAGATGGCACGAACGCCGTTCTAATTGGCAAGAGTGTTACACATTTGCCGAATTAGGATTGCATCACTCAGGATTAAAGCCATTGCCTATTGATGTCGAATATCCGGGCGTTTATGGGCTTATGTTTGAGAAAGCCGTTAGCGCTTATTGGGTTGGGCGCGCCGCAGAATCTATATCTTTATTTAATCACCTATTAACGCTTAATATAGCCCCTGAGTATCGCTCATCAATTGAGGATAATCTAAGGAGGCTAAATGTTAGCGTTTGATATAGGTGCTAATCGCGGAGAATGGACTAAAGCCGCGTTAGATAAAGGTTATGAAGTTGTTGCGTTAGAGCCGGGCAATATTGTAAAAGAACTTGTTAAGAACTTTATTTACGATAAGCGAGTTAAAATAGTTAATCTTGCCGCATCTGATAAAGACTTTGAACAAGTCGAGTTTTACGAGTGCGTTGAAGATGGACTTTCAAGCATTAACAAAGATTGGCTAACTGACGAATCTCTACCGTATGCAGGTAAAGCGTATCGTACGACTTCTTGTACCACTATTACTATTGATACTTTAGCCAAACTTTATGGTGAACCCTCATTGATTAAGATTGATGTTGAGGGTGCTGAGTGGTCTGTATTGCGCGGTATGACTAAGCGTTACGGCAAACTTGCTTTTGAGTGGACACTTGAAACTCTTGATGACCACCAATTACAAATCGAATACCTAGAGAAACTAGGTTATGAGCGAGTTCGCCCGCAATATATTGAACATCATTGCCAAGAACCTAAAGAAAGTTATCCGATTAGATATTTCAATTTAGATAGTTGGATTAGATATTCTAAAACTAACTGGGAAGAAGCAGGTTGGGAAGATTCAGGATTACGCCCTACTGCCGATGTTGGAATGTTGTGGTTTAACTAACCCACTCTATAAAGATTGTGCCTTAAATCTGATAGTTTGCGTAGTCAGATGGAACGATTAGGTTACTAAAAATCTTTTTCAATTCTCTTACAGTAATCATTTGAGGTTCTTTGGTTACCTTGTGGGAAAGCATAACTTGCTCCCAAGTTCCGTAATAAGTTCCGCCGTGACGCTCAATATCGCTTACTGATACAATCCAAAAGTTTTGATTATCTTGTTGAATCGCATAACGCTTCTTATTCCAATGCTTTGAATCGGGATATTCCAATTCTACATAATTTACTAAAGTATCTTCGTAAGTCATTTTGCCCCCTTGGGCAAAACTATACCATAGCCCTATAAAGATTGTGCCTTACGCTCCATTTTAATAGCCTCTACGCCGTTAGGGTAATAGTCTTTAATAATCTCAACTTCTTTGAAACCATATTGAAAAACGAGGTTTTTGATGGCTTCGTTATTAGTCCTAGTATGCAAAAAGACTTCATTTACGCCCTTAGATTCAATCCACTTTAGACGAAGTTCTAAGAATTTACGCCCAATTCCCTTATTGCGATATTCAGGAATAACAGTATTCATAGTCAAATCTGCTATGCCATCATCTATTGATGTGGCAGCATATCCAATAATTGAACCATTATCTTCGGCTACTAAATAATAGCGGTTAGGACTATTAAAATCTTTTTGAAATAACTCTAAAGACCAACTGCCTTCAATGGGATAAATCTCTTTATCTAGTTTAGCAATTATTGAAAGTTCTTCATATTGCAATTCTCTAATTACCATATCTAAAACTATATCAGATTAGGCTTGTGGGGCGGTAGGTTGAGCCGCTTTCCATACTAGATAGGCTTGGTAGTCTGAGTTAGATAAGTCAGTTGGCACAGCCCAACGCACACCATCTGAGTTAATCATTATGATTACTGTGCTGTTATCTGGAAGGGTAATAGTTTCGTATGATGCCATAATTATAACTCCGCACTTGCCATTAAAATAAGCCCAAATTGATAATAGGAATCGGTATTATTTGTTACAATAATAGCCGAAGCAGGGTCATTTCCCGAAACTACGATTGTATTGATATTGAATGTAGCCGTGCCTGTTGAATTTAGGATGTAAATTCTGGATTGATTACCCTGAGAATCATTGTAAGAAATACTAGGAGTTGTTCTCATACGGCGATTAAGCGGAATAGCAAGCCAGCAATAATTGCTTGGGCTTTTAAGACCATTCCAGACTTTTGTTTGATAGTAGTATTCACACGCCGCCAACTCCCCTTGGATTGTGCCTGTGGCAGTTGTGAATGGGGTGGCTACTGAGCCGCGTTCTACTTGCACTCCCCAGATATCAATTGTTGCAGATTGCGCTCCAACTGCAGGATAACCTGCACCTGAAATTGAAGTTCCAGCAGAAGTAAATACACACGCTCTAAGATAAGAGCCAGTTCCAATTGTTTGTCCAGCGATTGATGGGAGAGTAACTGTCTTTGAATACCTAGCCCAAGAAGTTGTGATTGCAGTAACGCCAGCACTTGTTAAAACATCTGATGAGCCACCACTACCAAAAGTTTGATTGAAGTGAAAGCCTACATTCGGAGTGCCGCTAGATGACCTAGCCCAAAATGAAAGAGTTACTGTTTGCCCTGCGAAGGTTCTTACATCTTCAATCGGTTGAGATAAGAAAGCGAAGTCACTTGTGCCAGATTGAGAAGTAACAATTCTTGCAAAGTTTGTTGATTCATAGCCTGCAACTGGAGCAGAGCCAGCAGTGAAAGTCTGTGCAGAATAAGTTACTGGACCGCCTGATAGAAAAATACTCCAACGGTCAAAACCATAAGTTGTATTTGTAGAAGTTGAACTAAATCCTCTTTGGTTGATATAGAAATCCCCATTGATAATCTTGTTCTTACCAGCAACGAACGGAGCAACTGGCCCACCTGAGTTTTGTTGGTCTGTTGAGGTTAATTGACTTCTACTCATTTGTGCCTCCACCATTCGCTACCCATTTTAGATAGGCTTGGTAATCTGAATTAGATGGGTCTTTAGGAATAGACCAAACCTTGCCATCTTCATCTGTGCGTTGAATGTTTGTAATATCGGAAGAAAACTCATTGCCCTTAATAGTAACTTCTTGATAATTCATTTCTATAACTCCGAATTCAATTCAAAATAACCAGCAGAACCTTCGGTACGAATAAAAACTGCACGCCAAGCGGCACCAACAGAACTAAAGGTTGCATAAAGATGTAGATATTTATAGTCTATTACGCCACTAGTTCCTGTTCCAAAACCAGTTATACTAGAGTTAAAAGTCATAATATCGCTGACGGCTAGATTTGTTTGACTTACCGATGGAAAGGCTCTCATAGTAGCAGGTAAATATAGAACAAATCTTGCGCTTCCTGTATCCCATTGGATTCCCATAATAGAATCCGTGTAACTTCCAGGAATACTGTATCTAACATAGTATCGTTGAGCCAAGGTTAATTCCCCTTGGATTGTTCCTGTTGCGGTGGTGAATGGAGTAGCGGTTGAACCTGCTTCTAGTTGCCAGCCCCAAGTATCTAGAGTGATTGTTTGAGAGCCTAATTCAAAGCCAACCTGAAAGAATGAACTTGACCCAATAGTTTGACCTGAAATACTTGGAACGCTCATTGTTACAGAATATCTAGCCCAAGAAGTTGAAAGAGTGATAGCAGTATATGTAACAGAAACTGCGCTAGAACCACCAGAACCAAAGTTTTGCTGAATTGAAACTGTAATAGTTTTTGCAGAATCCGCCTTAGCCCAAAATGAAAAAGTTGCAGTTTGGCCAGCGAAAGTTCTTACATCTTCTACGCGATTTTGAATGGCCTGATAAGAGTTACCTGACCCTAAATTTGAGCATAGATAGCGAAAGAAGTAGGCACTTTCATATCCAGCAACAGGAGCAGTTCCAGGAGTAAAGGCTTGCTGACTAATAGTTCTAGTTGGGCCAGTTCCATTTTGATAAGTAATAAATCTATCTGCCGTATAACTACCATCAGCAGGAGTTGAGAAACTAGTACCTCGTTGCCAAATGTTGAAATCGCCGTTAATGATTTTATTCTTCCCAGCCACAAACGGCGAAACCGCACCACCAATATTTTCTTGTGATTGACCAGTAGAAAGAGCGCGAGAAGTAGTCATTATTTATCACCATTTGTTAGTGTGCCTAGATAGACTTGGTAGTCGCTGTTGGCTGGGTCTTTAGGAATAGACCAAACCTTGCCATCTTCATCTGTTCTGCGGATAAGAGTTTCGCCTAAAGATGTTTCGTATGTTTCATAAGTTGGCATTACAGTTCAGCACTCCATTCAATATAGCAAGTGTTGTTATTGTTTGCTCTTAAATTTGCCGCATAACCAATAGTTAATCCTGAAAGGCCGCCCACAGATAATCCATAAGTCTGAATGTTGCCACCATCGCTGGCTATAGCATTAACTCCACTAAATATAGAGTTATTTTGATAAACCATAAAAGAACCTGAATAACTAACAGAAGGCGTAGTCCTCATTGGAACTGGAAGTGTAAATGTTCCAAGAAGATTAGATGTTGTATTTGGCGTACCACCCATAAAATATGAATATGAACTATTTGAAGTTGCTGATGTGTTTCTGTAGTAATACCTCTGGCAAGCAGCCAACTCACCCTGAATATTTCCACCAGCACGGCTGAATGGGGTAGCGGTAGAGCCGACTTCTAGTTGTACGCCTGTGATTTCAAAGTAGTCGTTGGCTCCTGCTGTGCCTGTTGGGTTGTAATAAATATTTAACCCTAATTGAGTAGCAGAAGTTGAAACTGCGGCAGTTACAGTAAATCGTTGCCAAGTAGTAGTCAAAGTAAAGTTTGATGATGCAAAAGTTGTTTGACCAGTAAAGGCAAATATATTTTGGTCAGTACCAGTTCCATAAAGCATTGCGCCAGTTAGTATATTTGAACTAGAACTAAAGTTAGCGCCAGCACGAGCATAGAAACTTAATGTTACTGTTTTGCCTACATACTTAATTGATTCAGATGTTTCAGCAGTATAAACATTGTAGAATCCACCAGTTCCAGTTTGTCCACTATTGCGTTGAAAACGAGAACAATATTGAATATTTGGAAGGTTGGTAGTATCGCTAGTTGATTGACGGCTAACTGTAATTGCATTTCCTGATGCGTAACTTTGCCATCTATCAGCATTGTATCCTGAACCAGCCGATGTAGAACTATTGCTTAATGAAGTTCCACGCTGCCAAATATCAAACCCGCCATTGATTACTGCGTTCTTCCCAGCAACAACCTGCGCTCCGTAGGACTTCCAAGCCATACCTGTTGATTGGGATGAATCGGCTACAAGGATTTGGTCGTTTGCGCCAACTGAAACCTTAGTTTCTGTTGATGCGCCAGTTCCAGCAAGTAAATCTCCAACTGCGGTGAATTGAGATAGTGGGATTGCGTTTGCAACTGTGAACGCGTTTGGTGACCAAACATTTATGATATCGCTTGCAATTAAAGCATTTGTTAGCGAAATAGTTGTTCCAGTTGTTGCTGTGTAATCAGTTCCGCGATATAGCAGAACGCCGTTTTGGAATACTAATTCTTGGCCAATAGTATAAGCAAGAGTTGTTGAAGTTGAATCTAATCCGCTTAGTGAAGTTTCGCCACCTGTTGCAACATAGCGCCATTGTGAAGCAGTTGCAGATGCAGATGGAACGGCGAATGAACTAAAACTAAGAACTTCAATGTTATCGCCAACAACTAAAGGAGATACTAGAACAATTGATGTGCCTGATGTAGCGGTGTAATCTGCGCCGACTACAAGTAAAGCACCATTAAGAAATACTTGTTCTTTTCCTGCGGTGTAAGAAAGAGTATTAGAGTTATTATCTAATCCGCTAAGAGTTGTTTCGCCGCCAGTTGAAGTGTAAATCCATTTAGATAAAGTTACAGGTGGTTGTGAACCTTGGATACCTGTTGTTCCCTGAATTCCTTGTGTACCTTGGCTTCCGTTAGAACCGTTTGCTCCTTGACTTCCATTTAATCCAGAAGTTCCTTGTGAGCCATTAGTTCCACTATTTCCTTGAATACCTTGTGTTCCCTGCGCTCCATTAGAACCAACGAATCCAGCAGTACCTTGAGAACCTGTTGTTCCCTGTGAGCCAGTTGTTCCTGTTAATCCTTGTGCGCCAACAGTTCCTTGAATTCCAGTTGTGCCTTGTGTTCCCTGAATTCCGTTAGAACCAGTTGTTCCTTGTGGCCCAACAAATCCTTGAACACCTTGCAAACCTGTTGCACCAGTAGAACCTTGTGTGCCATTAGTTCCAGTTAAACCTTGCGCACCAATAGTTCCTTGTGCGCCAGTTGTTCCTTGAGTTCCGTTATTACCCTGAATACCAATAGCGCCCTGAGTTCCAGTTGAACCTTGAATACCAGTTGAACCAGTTGTACCTTGCGCACCTGTTAAACCTTGAAGTCCAGTAGAACCTGTTGTGCCTTGGCTACCAATAATTCCTTGAGTGCCTTGTGAACCGTTTAATCCAGTTGTACCTTGTGAGCCGTTTGCGCCTTGTGAACCTGTTAGACCAGTTGCACCTTGAATCGCATAAGCAACTTCTTGCATTGTAACGATAAGTCCGGGAACGGCAGGTGAAGCGTAAGGAGTTGTTGTTGCAACTTGAGATTGAACTTGTGCGCCAGAAGTATTTGAAGCCCAAACAATTTGAATATAATCATTAGCAGCCAAAGTCATTTCAAATGGAACTGTTGCTAATACATAAGCGTTCTGATTTGATACAGAAACTTCGCTATTAGATTCAGTTATATCTGTACCGTTTTTACGAAGCCAGAAGTTAGCGTTACCTGCACTTGAAATATAAACCTGAGCAGAAATATCAATCTTGTATGTGCCGGGATTTACAACAGTTAATCTATTGCTACTAACAACAGAAATTCCGCGAGATTCAGTTGTGGTATCTAAATTAAGAACATAAGCGGTGTTAGCAGATGTAGCAGTTTGTGTTGAAGTGCTTAAGAAGTTTCCGTAATAAGCAACTGTTCCACCAGCACCAGTTTGTCCTTGAACTCCCTGTACGCCTTGCAGACCTGTTGAGCCTTGAACTCCTGTACCTGTTAATCCTTGTGTTCCAGTATTACCTTGTGTTCCAGTTGTACCCTGAACACCTTGTGTTCCTTGGATACCTGTTGAACCTTGAGTACCTATTGCACCTTGGATTCCTGTTGTACCTTGTAAGCCTTGAACACCAATAGTTCCTTGTGTTCCAAGCGAACCTTGAATTCCGTTTGCACCTTGAGTACCAGTTGTTCCTTGGCGGCCTTGGATACCTTGAGTTCCTTGTAATCCACCTAAACCTTGAATACCTGTTAAGCCTTGAGTTCCTATTGTGCCTTGATTACCTTGGATACCTAGTAATCCTTGTGCGCCTTGTGCGCCTGTTGCACCAAAAGTTCCTTGAGAGCCTGTTGTTCCTTGAGCGCCAATTAAACCTTGTGCGCCTTGAATTCCTTGCGCACCGATTACACCTTGCAATCCTTGATTACCTTGGATGCCAGTAGTTCCTTGAACGCCTTGTGTTCCTTGCGCGCCTGTAAGTCCTTGCAGACCTTGTGCGCCACGAAGTCCAACTGATGAAACATTGATTACAGGCGTAACAGCCTGAACATTGATTATGTCGGCCATTAGCGAGTTACTCCTGCCTGAATAATAACTTCACCGCGACCTAAAAATAATGAACCTTGACCAACAGCAGTTAATCTTAAATCCCACTCGTACTTACCCGGTGCTACTTCAATATCAGCAGAGATAGTTACTTGAGGATTAGCGTTTGGTACGAAAGTAATTCCGCTTCCAACAGTTAATGAAAGAACAGTTGTCTTTGCGAGCGCAGATGTGCGAAATTGTAATTCAGGAGTATAGCCAGTTAAATCAATAACATTTCCACTTGAATCTGTATATTCAAATGCGATGTTCCACTCTTGGTATTGGCGTAGAGTTAGATTTAACGCTTCAGGCGTTTGGTCTATTGATTGAACAGGCATTGTTTCTCCTTATAGAAGGCTTGCGCCACATTTGCAATTAGCCGCACCTTTTGTGTTTGGCGTTTTGCATTTAGGGCAGAAAACGGCAAGAGCCGCTAGGAAGTTAAGTGTTGCTGAGCCTTCACTCAAATCTGTAAGCGCCCAAACCATCGCATCCATACGGTCAGGGGATTTCATATTAGTTCCCGGTTCCCACTCACAAAGTTCATCTTCTAACTCTGTGAAGTAACCAACCAAATGCGCTCGCCCTTGTTCAAAGAGTGCGGCGATAGGTTCTGCGCGAACCTGCTTACCGCGTGATGCAGTTACTTTCTTAACTGGCACATTTGGACTTACTTGTTGTAAAAGGTGAAGCACCAAGTCACCGCCGTTATTAGTTTCAGCAATGATGCGGTCTGCCTTGTGCGCTTCAAATTTAGATACGGCTTTTTCGGCCCATACTTGAGGTGATGCTTTTATAGTTGCATCTTCTAAAATGTAATAATGGCCATCGTTAGACATACCAGCCACAACGATTCCCGTGCTATCTGAATCTTCTCCGCTAGTTACAGCAGGGTCTACGCCGACTACGATTCTGACTAATGGTGGCAGATTGTCTAATTGAACGCGATTGCTATCAAGCATTGCGCGATTCCAAAGAGCGCCGGGATTATCATCTAATACAGCGCCATAAAGTTCTTGTTGGCCTAAGCGAGTTCCGCCGTAACGCATTTGCATTTCAAGTAGAGCAGATTGTGAAAGGTTTTCAGCGTTATCAAATGTTGAGCCGCGAGTTACAACTGTTGTTTCGCGTTTAATTAAATCTCTAATAAGTTTAGTTGGCCTTGGCGTTGTTGTAATAACGCTTTGAGGATTATCTCCTAGGCGAAGTCCAAACTGTAATTGGTCATAAGTATCAGGATATTGCCAAGCGGCTAATTCATCTAGCCAAGCAAAATGATGTTGTGGTCCGCGTAATCGGTCAGGTTCTTCGGCAGAATAAGAAGAAATGATTGAGCCGTTTTTAAGTTTGATTGTGCCGAGCGTTTTGTTCCAATCGGCAATCGCATCGTATTCACGCAAGATGCTAAGGATTCCTGATACGCCTTCTAGGCAAACTGTTCTTACATCGTTGTTAGTTCTAGCAACTATGGCGCAACGAACGCCGTCATTGCGAATCGCTTGGGCTGCTAACCACTCCGCTCCCAGCCTCGTCTTGCCAAACCCTCTCCCCGCCATCACTAACCAATTCGACCACTTCTGCATCGGTGGTAATTGATTCGGCCTCGCTAAGCCCCTCTCCGGGCTGTTCCACTTCAAGTATCTCACCGCGCACAACTCGGGATTCAATTTCTCGTTTAATTCGTTCAATTGCTTCATTTACAGTTTCGCCACTTCCTACAACTGCCGTGCGAGTAGTTGCATTGCCTTCGAGCAGTTCTGTTTTGTCTATGAGAATACCTAGGGTTACTGCGGCTTCACGCGCTTTAAGGTCAGCGATGTTATCGTGTAATTGGCGCAATACTTTGTTGCGAACTGTTTTAAGTTCGTCTATGAAATCTTCTCTAGTATCAGGAAGAATCTCAGCAGTTGCAATAGCCATATCGCTTTTTAGGTCGGAATTTTGTCCGACCCAGTTCCTAATGGTCTTTTCATCTATGCCGATTTGGTTTGCAGTTTGCAAAACATTGCCGCCATTAGATTCTAGGACTACTAAGGCTTGAGCGCGTTGTTCAGGAGTGTATGCCATTTAATAATTCTATACGAGCATCTAGGAGGTTATCTACACTCTCTAGGTAAAGTTGCTTTTGGTGATAGGTCAGCCTATTGCCGTATCTATCTTGGAGTTTTTCGCGCAGGTACGAAAGAGCCTCGTCAATTTCTTCGATTGTTACTTCTTCTATGGCGATAATCATTTCTTTCCTAGATACACGCCTTGCCGATTATAGATATAATATATGAAATTCTAGTCAAGTCAAATTGATAAACGCGGTTTTGGCTTATGGCGTTTATTGTAGGCGGCTTGCAGGTCATCAATTTCATATAGCCCATCATAGGATTTAAGTCGGTCTTGTTCAATCCAGTAGTAGATGGTTCGGTTCGTAACTCGGTATAGGCGGGAAGCGCTATTGATTGATATTTTCGTTCTTCTTGATTTCATAGCCTTCATCTTTGAGTTTAGCGATAATCTTTTGGGATACCTCTTGTGGGTTAGGTTCGTGGATTTGAGATGCGATTATGGCTTCTGGGGTTTTGGCGGCTTTTAGTTCAGCCACGATGTCCTTAATCTTCTCTATTCTAAATCCTGACCAATGCTTCTCATCGGCAATAACAACAGGAGCAGATGAGTAACCTAAATCCTGAATCATCTTTAGAGAATCAGCATCAGTAGATACATCAACTACATTGTAGGCAACTTTGTTACGGTCAAAGAGTTTCTTTGTTTGGTCGCATTGAACGCAATCGGGAAGTGAGTAGATTGTAATTTTCATTTAACTCTCCTGTAAGACTTTACCCAACAAACGCCATTGAGTTGAGTTCCAGATTGTATCGCAAGCGTTACAACGGATTTCTGAATTAGTATCAATTGTCTGTGGGTTTATCTTTAGTTTTGCGCCACAAACATTTCCTTCCATATCAACAGTTGGACATTTCCCAATTACTATTTCATCCGATTTGTAACCTAATACCGAATTGATACGATTTGCGATTTTGATAATGGTTAGGGCTAACTCTGAGGCATCGTCAAAGTAAGCCCTAGTCCACTCGGCACGGTCTATATGATAGACACAAGTCTTTGTTATCTTACCTAGTTCATCCCCGCGAAATGTTATTTTGGTTTCTTTCCTAACGATTCTAATTGCACTTTCAAATTCTGTTAATGGCATTGATATTGCTCCTGTTCTGAGTGCTAGAGTTTCCAGTTTAACCGGAAGTGGTTGGGAAGAAGTGCCAGACACGCGCTCGCCAAATCCTTTTGATGGGATTAGTTCGGTTTCCAATTGCTTGTAGCGCATAGGAAACTTGTGAAGTTGTGATATTGCAAAAGTCCAACAGGAATTGCAAATCTCAAAATCACCTTTACGATTGCAATTGCGACATTTCATTTACCAGTTATATGCCTCATCTTGTTGTGGGCGTGGAGCAGATTTTTTAGGCTTTAGAACAAGAGTGATTTCATCTGCCTTAATTTCAAGGCTGTTCTTCATATCGCCATCTTTACCTTTGTATTGAGATTGCTTAAATGAGCCTTCAACCTTAACGCGTTCACCTTTACCAAGTGAATCAGCAATTACTTCTGCTTGTTTGCCAAGGATTGATACGCGATACCAAATTGTTTGACCATCAGCCCAATTGCCTGATGTATCTTTTACGCGTTCTGTTTCTGCAAGTGAAAATGAGCAAACACCAAAGTTGCCATTTTTACCTTCATAAAATTTTAGTTCTGGTTCGGTTCCGATATTACCGATTACTGATATTGATGCCATTAGTCGAGCCTTTCCTTTGTGCCTTCGTTTGTTAGTCGAACTATATCCCCTTCGGGAGTGTGCAAAGGATACTCCTCTGGCACTCCAAATGAAGGAATCATCCAACCCTTGAGTGTCGCTTTCTGTGGGTTGGCGTGAATATCGTATAAGTGGCAAGCGTGAAGAACTGCAATCAAATTAGCAACTTCATCCTTACCGCCTCTTGATTTGAGTTTGCGATGGTGAAGTGTTAAATCACCGGGCATACCGCAATGCTCGCAATAACCATCAGCGCGTTTTAATACGGCTTCGGCTATTTCTTTATTCATCGAATATTTGAACTTTAGTATAAATCGGTGGAGCAGAATAAATATCCCATTGCGTTGCGGCTTTAACCGCAGTTTTAATAATCTTTGTGGCTTGTGCAGGTGTTGTGCATTTATTGATTTCTAGCGCACTCATTACAGAAGCGGCTAATGTTCCACCTGAGCCGTGTTGGTAGATGCCACGAGTATCCCTATCCCAAGAATAATCCTCATCTATCCAATAAATAACCCCATTAACCGCCATAAGAAATACTGAATCAATCTTGGCGTAATCGCCATCGCCTTTCATATCAAAACCTTGATTTACAAATAGCGAACGCATAGCCGTTATGAATTTAGTTGTTATGAACTTATCTAAAACATTAACATCATTTGTGTTTGGTGGTGCAGGTGGCTTCCAACCAAATTGCAAAAGATTTCCACCACGAGATAATCCAGCAATCGCAAATAAGTAACCTTCGTTTTCAATTACTTTCGGTGTTGCCAAATCCATATATGCGCCACTATCAGAACTAGAGCGTGAATCGCATCCGATTACGCACCAGCCATCTCCTTGATATGCGGCGAGAGTGGTCATTTTGTAATATCGGCCTGCGCTAATTTAGTTGCAACTTCACGCGCTTTAGATGCGTTAGCAGGTGTGCGCTTTTCTGCACGAATTTTTAATTTAGCAGAAGAATAACCGCCAACAGTTCGGCCAGTTTTCTTTTGGGTTTTTTTATTTTTCTTAAATGCTTTTCCGTTTGGGCGTTCATCATTGCGCCCATTTGATTTTGCCTTAGCCATTTGCCAATCCTATCTTAAAGTGAGAGCCGAGCGCGACATACGGAGGTTAGCCACGCTCAAGGCTCTCTATTCGTTGGTGAACAAGCCAACGAAATCTATTCTCGATTCCCTCCCCGGAGGGTTATCGTCAAATTGGTCAGTACCAGTAATGGGCGTTCCAGAATCGGAGTGCGTTTCCGGGGCTGCCATATCTCTCCTGAATATAATCTAATCCAACTTGAATTTGTTTCTTAACATTTGTTTTCGGTGATAAGCCAATTCTTTGTGGAATACCACCTGCATAAAACTTAACCCATTTGTTGTTTATTCTTAAATAAACTGGGGTTTTATTATATGCTGAACATCGCCAATGTGATTCATTTGTCCATAATTGAACAAGTGCGTTCCAATCGGCTTTGCTGTTCCATCCATATTTTGCCATTTGCATCTTAGCCCACATTTTTGCTGCGCTCGGAGTACGAGCAACAAACATTTCTGTTGGCTTAGGACAAAAAGCAAAACTAGGAGTTGCTAAAACGAATCCTATGGCTATTGCCACTACTAAAAGAATCCGTTTTCTTGCCTTTATAGCGAACCAATCTCTCCCTCTATCTGGGGCATCATAGATTCCTCCCATTGATAAGTGCGTTCATTTCTGAACCTCCTTTTTCGTTGGCATCATTATTGTATCAAAGAGTTAAGTCCGTGTTCAGCGTAGCCTTGAACATCAATCCAAGAATCTTCGTGTTCAGGATTAGCGCTTATGCGTACAAGTTTTGCGGCAATGAATAATTGCGCAACTTGATAAGCATCTAATGAATAATCAAGTCCAAGTAATTGCCCCCAAATAATTCCAATCTTTTTGAAATTATCAGTTGCATCACCATATTCGTCTTGGCGGTCATCTAATACTTCGCTTAGGTTCACCATACACCCTTCTTTTGCGCTCTTGATATTCTTGTTTTTAAGGATTCAAGTTCAATTCCTAAATCGTATGCAATAAATTTCAAATCAAATCCTGCATCAATTCTACTTTTTATGTATTGAAGCGGTACTGCGCTTTCTTGATTGTTTTTCTTAGCGTTTTTATCTTCGCCTGTAAAAAACTCACAACAACGACAATGCTTCATTTTGAACTCCCCCAGCCACCACCCTTAAAATGAGCAGGTGTTGGGCTAAATACTTTTTGCATTGGCTTTTCACAATGTATGCAATCAGGAATTGAGTTATCTTCAAAACTCTGAGTAATAATAAATCGAGATGAACACTCAGGGCATCTGTAATCGTACTGTGGCATTAGAACAACTCCTTTTGTGTTGGTTGGTTAATAACCCAAACTATGCACTTGTTTCCATTGTGATTTAATCGGGTCATACCAGAATCAACTATATCTCCTGCTTTTAATAAACTCATCCTAGTTGGGCGAATTGTGTTGCCGCTAATTTCTAAAGCAGTTTCAATTTCTTGGTCGGTTGCACCATACGCACCGCGCTCAATCATTAAATCTAAAACACGCTTCTTAAATGATGGGATAAGCGGAGCAACTTTTTGTAATGCTTCAATTGATGTATGGCGCATTAGAAACCACGCTCATTAAACTTAACAAGCGCATCTTGGATATTGGCGTAATAGTTTCCGTTTTCGCAGAATCCTGATATTTCGTTATATGTCCAAACAATAAACGGATGATGGACATTGCTAGGCCAAAAACAAATAACAACGCTTGTATTTGGATATGAGCCTTGTTTGAAATCTAAAACATAAGCGCCATTAGATTCAATCAGCAATCCTGTTTTAAGAACTGTTATTTCACTCATTTTTGCACCGAACCTAAAGCAACCTTGGCGCAAATATCTTGCACGGTTAGTGCGGTGTTATCAATGCCGTTCTTAACAATTTGCTTGCGATTCTCAGTTAGTTTAAGCGCCGCAATCTCATCGTGAATCTGAACTCGCAATTGGCGTTCAATTACTCTAATAATTTCGTGGAACGATTCGCGCGTTTCCTTGTTATCAATATCAATCTTGCCATCTTTTAAGAGAATATGGGTTTGCTTGCACACCAACTTAGCCATTTAATCTTGCCTCCAGTTCCATAATTAGCCAAAGTAAAGTTGTAGTTATTAGGGGAACTCCAATCAAAATAAACACTATCATCCGCGTACCTCTCCGCTAGTAGTTTCGCCGCAATGTGGACACTTTGTTTCGTAATAGCGATTATAGACATCAACTTCTTTATCAAAATCTTTTTCGCAGTTGTAACAAGTTAAAGATAACTCGGCGGTATATTCGTTTGGGTAGTAGTAAGAATCAAGGCTCATTATGCACTTACCTTTAATACTGCTAAAAGTCCGCTAGTTTCGTGAACTGTGTAACCTTTTGTAGTTAAAGTTTCAATAATTTTTGTTTTTGCATTTTCTCTGTTTTCTACATAAGAAACAGATGTTTTATCGCCGCGAACATAGTTAATCCAAATATAAGAACTGCTCTCAGTTACTTTGTAACCTTCAGAAAATAAATGATAACCGCGAATCTTTGTTTTTGATTCTTCTGATTTTTTAATTCCAGCCTTGCCAATAATTCGGCTAATTGTTGATGCTGTTGCTTTTTTCATTTGTTGCCTCCGTATCGGTTGTTCGGGTCCGATAGAGAAATCATACCCTCAAAACCCTCAAAAAGGGAAATATCATTTAGAGCGTGTCGAACCCATCCGAAACCTCAACATCCACGCCCGGAATCTCTGAATAGACTTTTTGAGCGATAATGTCTATTACTTGAGAATCATCGTTGTAAGCCACATTGGTCAATCCATCAAGAACTGCGCGAATCAACTTGTCCAAATCAGGAGCAACAATCGGAAAATCTCTTTTTACAGATTTAGGCTTTTGCATCCGAAATCGCAACTTGATTGCAATTGGGCCATCAATCGGAACACAGCCGGCTTCTTGAGCCTTGTGAGCGATTGTGGCGCGCCAAACTGCAAGTTCCTTGGCCTTGTTGTGAATCATCCGACCATTGCCGATGTATCGCATTGAGCCTTGGGGAACAGGTCTGCCTTCCACAGAAAACTGAATCATTTTGCTCCTGTGGGTAGGCTCAAAGTTTATCATAAATCGTTATATCTGATTTTATTTATCAGTTCCTTAACCTCCGATGGCATTTTAACGGCCTCAGATTCGATTCTAAGCGCCTCTTGGCGGTCATAGGTAGGCGGCATAGGGGTAGGGCGATTATCTAGCCTCATTTCGGCCTTAGAAAGCCGATTTGGTAATGGCTCATCTTCCCAACGACCAGCATTGAGCCAAGTTGTCGGATGAGCAGTAAATTCAGCAACGCGATTAGGGTCAGATGCGTAGCGCTTCGCGCCTTCAATGATGAGTGATGGGTCAGTTGTTCTAACTGCCTTCTCCCAAGATTTGATTGCTTTTTGCTTTCCAGCCTTTCTTGGATAAACAATCCAGAAATCATCAAACTTGTTTGATGAAGTATTTATATATGTTTCTGTATCTGTTTCTGTTTCTGTTTCTGGGAGCGTTACATCGGCGTTACGCCTACGGGTGCGTAACGCTGTTACACGAGCGTTACTGTTTTCACGCTTTTTTTCAACTTCTGAGCGTAAAGTTTGCCACTCATCGTAACTTCTGATGTAAATACCACCATCATCTGCTAGGTCAATTAGTTTGTTATTGACTAGTTCAAGGTGGTTCAAATCAGTATCAAATCGGTTCAAAATACCTTTGCCAACATACCCATCTGTAAGCAATCTGTTGCAATAACAGAGCAGGGTAATGTAAAGCCTGAAAGCCTTATCTGATAAATCTGTGACCTTTATGTGGTCAGGAAAATTATCATCTAACTTAATCCAAGTCATTTGTATAACTCCAATCCTATCTGCCACTTAAATAAGTTAATCCCGATTTCCCACTCGTTTCTTATCGGGTAACCCCAGTTAATTACATAAAACCCAAACTCATAAGAACTGGTCATTTTGCTAAATATAAATCTCATTTCAATCCCTTCTCAATGAATTGAATCGAAACATCAAATCCTTGTTTTAGCCAAAATACAGGATTCTCATTAACGATGTTTTGTTCCATAATCCAATCGTTTCTAAGTTCTTCTAATCCACCTGCAATCTCGGCTTTAACATTTTGCTCAATTACAGATTCGTATTCAAGCAAATCGGCAATTAACTGCCTATGCTTTTTGGCGCATCGGTTCCAATTTGTATTGGAGCAACTTTGATGTGCTACCTCAATTTCCTCAATTGCTTTCTGTATAACGCTCACCGAGTATCTCCTTTGGTGTGTATCCGAATTCTTCTGCATCTCTGAAAAAGTGATTTAAGTTTTGATGCTCAAATCTTTTGTAGCGAATAGCCAATCTTTCAAGCGGATTAAATCCACCCCAGATTCCAAATTCTTCGTATTCAAATCCAATCTCCATACAAGCCTTTTGGATTGGACAATCGAAACACATTTTACGAATTGTCTTTTGGGTCATTTGGCGTTCGTATAACTGAGATTCTTCCATATAAAAGAAATCAGTATTCAATCCGCGACAACTGGCGCGTTGCCAATCAACCTTGGCTCTATCGTATTTTTTTCTAATAACCGTCACTTACCTACACATCCTTTTTCTCCGGTTGGGTCATAGTAGGAGCAATAACTTGCACAAAAGATTCGTGCAGGTCGCTCAGGTAGGGGAGCAGTTGGCATTGCTTTAACTTCTGCCAACCAATTTAAGCCTTCATCAACTAGCGCTTGGTCATAATCAGATTCCCATTTAACGATATCGCTCATCTTCCCATCTCTAGGAATTCCAACAAGCGCTACTCGTTCAACAGGTAATCCATTACTTCTAAGCAGATATCCGTATAAATTAACTTGGATTTTTTGTTGGCGCGTTGGAAACTTCTGTAACCCTTTAAGTGTCGTTGTTTTCCAATCGGCAACAAGTTTATTTTCTCTTGAATAGAAATCGCAATGGCCTTTGAGTTCTGGCGTTTTGAATTCTTCTTCGAGGAGGAAATCGTCACCAAAGACATCGAAGGATAGTAACGCTTCCTGTATCGCGCTATGGATGGCAGTACCAAATATTGCGGCAAGTTTTTCTGTCCTTTCATTTGTCTTTGGCGTTTGATTGATTATGTGCCAAGCCTGAGCGCGACATCCACCAATAGATGACGCACCTATCTCAACTTGTTCTGACCTAGCGCGAGCGTTATCGGCTTGCACTAGGGCAGATTTCAATACTTCAACTATTTCCATATAAATCATCCATCAAAGATGAACTTAAAGCATTAAGAAAATCGTAAAATTCTTGATTTTCCTCTGCTCTGGCAATAGTCATTAACCAGAGAGCAATTATGAATTGAATTTGGTCTATTAACTTCATAAGAATTTTATCTAAACCAAAAATTTTCCGACCCTTTTTTCTAGACCATTTTATATTTTTTTCATAAAGGTCGTTTCCTTCAAATTCTAAAAATTGCTTGCCTAATTCAGCATAAGCAATCTCTCTTAAATATTTTGTTTTATTAGTAGTCACGATACGCTCATTTCATTTCTAACTGAAACTGATATTGAACGAGCAATATCAACTTGAGTTCTTAAGCGATTGGCATTTGCTCTAGCCGCTTTAACTTGCGCTTCGGCTATTGCAACTGCGTAACGGCGGTCTCGATTATCAATCAGCGCTTTATCCTCGCGCATTTGTGCCGTCATTTTTAAATCGGCGTGTGAGTTGTTAATACGAGATTTAGCCATATCTACTTCGTAAATGGCTACTGCTTTGTGATATTCAGATTCAGCATTAACCAAATCTTGATGTGATTCGTCAATCTCTTTCGAGAGTTCGTATAGTCGCTTTTCGACTTGTGCAGGAGTAATCATCGGAAGTAGTAATACTTTCCATAAAGATTACCAATTTCAAATGCAAACATTGTCCAGAAAACAATTCTGAACGCAGTTCTGAACATTAAGAATTTCAAGGAGTGAACCTTGCGTGATGCTTGTGAGTAATACATTACTTAACATCCTCCAGTTCCTTCTTGCGAGCGCCAATAGCCTGATTGATAGTTTTGCCATCAATCTTGATTGATAGAAGGTTTGCTTCTTTAGCGCCGTTGTAAAACAACTTAAGTTCTGCCATCGAATCAATTGCAGGTACTTGTTCCATTGCTTCCTTGGCGAGATTTAATTGCTCAGGAGTAACTGTTGGTTCAGGTGCGTGGTCTGCGTGAGAATAGCGTTCAACCTTTTCCATTTCTTCACGGCTTGGTCGCTTGCCTTTGGCTGCAAAATTTGCGTTGCCCAAACTGCGCCCGATTGACGAAGTCTCACAATTTTCGACCCAACTAACTCGATTTACAGGAGATGAGCCTTTTACTTCATTGGCGATTCCTGTTGCCATTGGATGTATATCGTTTCTATCCGCAAATAAAAATGCACGAATAGTTATATCTGTTTCTGATTGATTTAATACTTCGGTGAAAATGCGACCATTTGGGTACATCTTCCACCAAGCATCTAAACGAACCTCAACAGGCTCGTAATCATTTATGTTGTAAGCCATTTATTGCCTCCTTTGATTGGCTTGGTATCAAGGTACAGGAAAAGAAAAGAAAATGGAAGTTTTTGTTGTCGAGTGTTGAAGATATTATTTGGGGATGCTTTCAATAAGAATCAGGGCGTGGGCGCTAGAAGTAGAAATACAATCTACTGAGAATTTTCCCGACCATTTAGACGATTTGGTCAATAGGGCATTAGCGGCATTTAAGGAATCAACAGCAATTATGCAAGAAACAAGTATTCCGTTGTTTGACCCAGAATTACCTGATGAAGATGAGGAATTAGAATAACCCCGGCGCAAGATACCGGGGCTATCGTTTTTTTTGACGGAGGTCAAAAAGATTTAATTATCAAGTTCAAGATGCAAATACCACATCCCAGTTGCATCGCCTTCAAATAACCAAGTGCCACGAATTTCGGTTTCGTTTAAGCGAATAGCCGCGTTCCAAGCAGATTGATATGTGGCGTAATATTTTGTTTCGCCTTTTTTATTTTTGTAAATAATTTCTGTTGCCATTTTCTTACCTCCGTTTAGTATCGGTTGTTCTTCCGATGGCTTAATTCTACCCATAGTTTTCCAAAAAAATTACCATTTAAGGGGTGTGTCCTTCACCACACCCCCATAGGCTCAATCCTCGTCTTTGGCAGGAACCAGCGCAGGGTCTAGGCCTCGCACCACAACGGTAGTCAGGGAAACCCCCGACTTTACAACGGCGCTCAGGCGGTGTTGTCCATTGAGCAATCGGCCATCTGTATCAAAACAGATTGTTTTGCCATTTAGCCTCCAACGGCCATCTGCCATCTCGGTCATATAGGCATCAACCTTCTTTTCTTTAATCGGGCGATGCTTAGCGTTATTATCCAAATAGGCTTGCGCTTCTTCTGGGTTAATAATCTCTACTGTTATTTCTAATCCAAAATCTTCGGGTTTCATCATTTCTCCTATTCCAACCACAATCTGTATTCATTTGTTACGCGACCTTTAACTGGGTCCACGAAGTGCAAGCGTTGAGAAGGTTCTCCACTACTTGCCAATAAATCTCTGGCGTAACGATTTCCTGATTCAACTGCGCCAGACATAAACACAGAGCCTTCACCATTAGCCATATTCCAAGATTGATGTTGGTGATAATGGCCAATGTATAAATCTCTGAAATCAAATCCTTTAACAATTTGTTCAATTTCATCAAAGAACTTGTAAGCACCTGATTTCCATCTATCGGCAAATCGAACAATGGTTGATGCAGTTCCCCATCGGATTTCGTCACCGTGAATCAATAAGGCTTTGTAGTTTCCAATTTCAACTCTTTGGATATCTTCATCGGTCATTTGCCAAGTTAAGCGTTTTTCGCCTCTTAGGGTTTGTCCTGCAAACATATAACAAAGAGAATCCCAGTTAATATGTTTTGGCAGTTCAGCAAATTTTCCAATTCGACCGTGATTACCCGGCTCACAAATAACTGTAACCTTTTCAAAGTTAGCCAATAGTTTGCGAACGATATCTACCAAAATTCGAGAAACTTCTGTAAATTGCATCATTACATCAGAATCCACTTCATACACTTGGCTAGGAAATATCGTGGTATTTTCAATCATATCTCCACCAAGCATTAAAACAACTTCTTTAACCGGATGGTCGGCGCGTTGGATGTTGGCAATTTGGATTGTTTTATCAACGCTTTGATGAACTAGGCGCTCACACTCTTTAGTATCGTAAGTAAGGGTTTTCTTACCCAACTGCCAATCTGTTGAGTGCAGTAAAGCAACCTCAGCCCTTTTGGAACGCTTATCTTTTACAGGTTCAGGTACAGGTGGAACTGCGCCCATTGAAAGCATTGCATCGTGAGCAGATTGAACAACTGCGGCAGTAAAATCATCACGATTCTTTTTGACCTTGGCCAATTGTTTTTGGGTATTGAGTAGCGCCTTCCTCAACTCAACTATCTGTGGGTCTTGTTCCTTTTTAAGTTTCTCTAAATCATCCTTCAAACTCATTTATGACCACCTAACGCCCATAATAAACCTGCAACTAATCCAACTAATATGATTGATTCGTAAAATTTAATCTTCACCCAAAGCACCTGCAATCTTTAACGCGGTGTTTATAGAGTTGAGATGTAGATACCTTGTAGCCGTACTTTTCGGCCAATCGTGCGATTTCAATAACTGGCAAAGAACGCGATTCAAGTATTTCCTCAATCGCCTTTCGTTCTTTATCGCCAATCTTGTTTAGAAATTCGCCAGCAGAGCAAGGGTAGCCCCCACTCATTTTGTATGTTTGTCTGAGTTCATCAAGCGCAGTTAGAAAGTCCATAGGCTAACAATAGCAAAAAAGCCCCCAAGTTCGCTAGGAACTCAGGGGCTAAATTTGGTGCGTGTTGAATTTTATTCTGTTAAGTTATTTTGGTATGGTGTGATGATATGAGATTCGGCGGCAACATTAGGAGATGAATTAGGATTATGTGGTACACAACCCCCACCTAAAAAAGTAGGCACAACAAACATAACAATCTTTTTAAGGTCAGTTGAAAAGCCTGTTGCGCCCCAAGTAGTAAATCCGGTCATTGCGGCTAGGCTTAGCGCTTTAGGGTCTGTTGGGTGAAATCTAATCAAGGTAGTTCCTTCATTAAAGCATTGTAAGTCGCTTGATTCATAGCGCCTTGGGTTAAATTGTTTTTCTTTTGGAAGGCTTTAACTGCTGTGTTATCGGCTTGTGTCCAACCTGAATTTTGAGCAACAGCAGGAAGTAGCCCTGCTTTGTATAGCGCTTTTTCAACTGCGATTGTAGAAGCAGATTTAGCCTTTAATGCGAAATCAGATGCTTTCCAAGCAGGAGCAACAAATGAACTTGTTGCTTTAGTTGGAGTAGTAGTTGTTTGATGTGTTGCGGCAACTCCACCACCTGCAAGAGCAGTAGTAGCGGCCACGCCACCCGCAACGGCTTTATTTGTTCCAACAGACTTAGTTGGCGCTAAAGATGTTTCGTAATTTGGCCGACAAATTGCAAGCACATAAAGATACGGGCGATGGCGTAGATACACACCATTTCCATTTGCTTGTGATGCAGTTACGGCGTGGTCAGGCGAAGTATTTCCACCAACTGTGGTAATGCCATCTCGACTAGCGCCTACGATGATTTCAGTATGGTCAGCAATCCCATTACCTGCAAAAGAATAAAAAACAATATCGCCGGGTTGTCCTGCATATTTTCCAACAACTTGTAGATTGCGTTGATACCAAGCAAGTCCAGCAGGGCAATAAGAAAAACCTTTAGGTGTTTGCGCCGCGACTAAATGCGAAAGATTATTTTGGGCGAATACCCAACTCAAAAAAATCGCGCAGTACGGCTCATTATTAAGTCCGTACCACGCGCCATATTTATTTTCATTGTTCGGGCCTTCAATAAACCCGACTTCTTGAGTAGCGGTATGAACTATATCTAGTGCGGTAGCCACTACTCCCCCTTAATTACTTGTTTTCTGTTACAACCTTATTTGCATCAGCAACAACCGCATCAACGATTGGTGCAGTTAGAGTTGAAGGTGCGCCAGTAGTTGCATCAATTTTATTTACTAATGACTTTGGATTTATGCGAGCCAATACTGGTGCAAGTAATCCGCCAACAACTGCCTTAATTGCAACTTGCTTAATAGTTGCACTTGGGTAAAGTTCGTGCGCTCCAAGAGCCGCCGCCGCGATACCGTAAACATAATGCTCGATAAGTGCTTTTTCTTTTGCACTTAGTTTAATGTTTGTCTTAATCTTCATTGTTCTCCTAGTCAATTTCCATTTTGGCTTTAATCACGGCTTGATTGATTTTCAATTCCGTAACATCTGATTTTACACCACGAACCTCGGAAACGACCTCGTTCATCTGGTCTTTCATAGAACCACCGCCGTTTTCGTATAATTGATACTCAATACGGTCTAACCTTTTATTTAACTTGAAAAAGAACTTAATACCCGCTCCTAGAATCAAGATTGTTTCTAATATCGCCCAAATCGTGTTGGACAATAGGTTGGCGTTATTGAGCATTTTAGACCTTTCGGTTATTTAATCCCTTGAGTTCCTTGAACCTTTGGGGCATCAGTTGTTAGCGTTGTTACTTTTTTGGGTTCACTTAGTTTCATAAGGCTTGCTTGCAATATGGCATTTTCTTTTGCAAGGTCAGCAATTCTTTCTCCAAGTGCTTTTATTACTTCGTTTATTTCAAACTCCATAGCCTTCTCCTATTTCGTTTCTAGTGCCGTAAGCCTATCGTTAATTTGTTTAATTGCAGGAATTAAAGCAACTGCCAATAAAGAATAATCAATACTAAAGGGAGCATTTTCTTTATCATAACCAACTATTAAATCTTTTAATTGAGGAATTTCGGCAACTTGTTCTGCAATTAAACCTAAAAGTGGTTTAAGTCCATCTGATTTATTTCCATTGTTTTCATAATCCTCAGTACTAACATAAGTTACAGGATTTAATTGAAGTATATTATTTAAGTCAATACTTTGAGGTTCAATATTGGTTTTGAATTTAGAAGATGATGTTTTGCCATATAAATAACCTCCTGAACCTTGATAAATAGGTAAATCTCCACTTGAACCTGGATTTGTTGATGAATAATATATATGTCCAATAAATGTTGAGTTTCCTGAAAGATTTATACCGCTAGATGTTAATGTTACTCCCGCGCTTGATGTTCCGTGCAAAACTAAACCCGTGCTAGTTGCTGCAACATAATTACCAGTTCCGCCTGTTGGGTCGGGCGTTGAGCCTGAGTGCATAATTACGCCAGATGCGCTTCCACCTGTATTAAATGCAACAACATTTCCTACATAAGAACTGCCTGAGCCAAGGCGAAGTGCTGAATAGTAACTATCAAGTGCTGCACCTGTATTGTAAATACCATTAGAATTTATACTCCAGCCACCAATGTTTCCATTGCTAGAAGTAATTGTTCCTTGAATAGCGGCGTTAGTCGCGCTTAATGCACCTGCGGCAGATACTTGGAATTGACCCGATGAACCTGCATAGATAGCAATAGAATTTAGCGTTCCTGTTGTAATCTTTCCTGCATCAAGGGAAGCAATAACGGTTGAAGTAATTGGCGAGTTTTGCCAAGTTCCGCCGTTATAGACAAACTGATAAAGCACATTGAAACTGGTATCTGTTTGAAACCAAATATCTCCGTTATTGCCTGTACCCGATGGCGCAGATGTTGAATAGTGAACTTGGTTTTTGCCGTTAGCAGATTGAAGTGCTACACCTGCTTGAAGTGATGCTTGGTTAGCGGCTTGTGCAGCATAAAGAGATTGAATATATGCGGCTTGTCCTGTTGCTTGCGCGGCATCTGCCGAATCTTGTGCGCCATCTGGTGCAGATTCAAGAAGGCGCAAACGCTGATTTATCGTGCTAAAGTAATCGTATAAATTCGGTGGGAGGTTTGTATATGCCATTATAGAGCCACCACCCAAGCGCTTCCAAGATTATAGATAGCGCGAGATAATGATATCGTCACTCTGCTCTCCTTATCTTCGCCCGGTTCAACGCTAATGGAAACAATGCGCCAAGCATTGTAATCGTATCCACTAGGAAATAAATCATCAATAATAATTAAACGAGCAAAATCTCCTGCATTGTAAGTTCCCAAATATGGGTCTACATAAGGTGGCAAAACAACTTGCACAACTTCGGGAGCGCTAACAATCGGTGAACCGCTTGTAGGAACATTGGCAACCGTAATTCCAGTACGAGCATTTAACTGGCCAAGATTTACTGCACCTAAAAGATTTGTATCTTCAATATCAATAAAACTTGCAGTATCTTCCAAAATAGCCGCGTTGCCATTTGTTGCGTTAATGCTACCTTGATTTGTATATTTATTATCTAAAGCAAGAGCAATAACTTTATTGGCATTTTTACCATATCCTAGACCCCACAAAGCATTAACAGTATTTGTTCCATCTTGATTATATGTATATTCAACAAGGTTGCCGGGGAATTGAAACACCGAAGTATAAGTTGTTCCGTTCATATAAGGAGAACCCATAGTAAAATGCTTAACAGGTCTGCCACTTGAATTGTATGTATAAGTAATTGTAAAATCAAAAAATGGAGTAGCGGCAGAACTATCTAATCCGTCAGATAAATCCTTAACTGCTTGGAAAACTTCTTTTAATTCGTAGTCAAAATAAGTTCTTGTAATCTTATATGAGGATGTAGTTGAACTTGGTTGTAATCCAATATTTCCTGCAACCGTATTACCTTGGCTTGGGAAGGTAACGCTTTGAGCGTAATTAACAATTAGGTCATTAGCAACAACACAAGGGTCTGAATTACTATAAGTAATTGAGGTTGGAGTTGTACTACCTGAATTGTAATAAGTTGTATTAAGCGGAGTTATCTTGCGGCGCTTAAAGTATGAAAGCATCTCTTGTCCAGTAATGCGCAGGATTTGAGTTTCAGAATCATATTCGCGCATCCAAATTATGCCACCCCAAATAATTGTTCCGCCGTAATCAACATATAGGCAAGTTTGGCCGGGGTTGGTTCCTTGCAGAATATTAAGTTTTGCGGCATCCAAACCTGATAAAAGCAATTCGCCAGTAAATGAACCTATGCTATTTAATTGAGTATCGAAACTAACTGCCGTTAATGGAAGTTCAGCAATGATTGGATTAGGAGTAGAACCACTTTGATAAAGAGCAGTTGTGAAATAACGAAAATCAGACATTATCTACCTTCTATACATAAGCATCTGAATATACCACAGACATACTTGCACCACTTGAAAATACATTGGTACTCATCGGTGGGATATTGAGCCATCCAGTAGAATTAGTAAGAATACTTCTATTAGGACTTCCGTTTTGCGTAATGGTTCTTTGTAATAAATCAACCACAACGGTAGTTCCACTTGTAGCAGCAAAACTCATATAGTTTGAAGATGAATCTGTAATTGTAAAAGTTCCCGGATTGCTTGCAATTGTGATTACAGGGCAAGAAGTAGCCCATCCATTATTGGTAAGAGATACGCTAGTTCCAGAAGCGCCATTAGAAGGATAGTCATAGTAGCGTGGGTCTGGAAAGAAGAATTCAACAGTTGCTTGGATATATCCATAAGTAAATTCTGGGTCAATCGTAGTATCAATCTTACGAACACGACCATACATAACCTTTAGCCCAATTGAAGTTGATGTTTCAAATTGAAACGCTCCTAATTGAGATGGAGTACCAATCTGCTGAGGATAAAGATTTTGTTGTAATTGGTTGTAATAATATTGAGCAGGATTACTTGAATTTCCCAATATGACCATTTCTATTGTTACGGTTCTACCATCATAGAAATCGCGCCCTGAATATGAGCCATCTGTATAACCGCGAATATCATCTTGAACGCGTAGCGGAGGAAGTCCTGCAAGTCCTTGAACATTAACTACTGTGTAATTAGTTCCAGCGCCAAATGTCCAACCATTGAAAGCAAATTGATAAGGATTCAAATAAGATACAAATGTTGCCATTATTTCTTAATCACTTTCGTAGAACCTGCTGAGCCTTTAATGCTTTGGACAAATGAACCTTGAGTAGCACCAACGATAATAGTTAAATTACCTCCGGTCATTATACCTGCTTTGGCTTGCGCCGCAGTTTGTTTTTTAGTTGTTGCTTTTGTAGGAATCACTTGTGGAGATAAACCGCTATTGATTGAACCAAGAGGTTTAGCCGCCGCAGTTTTTTTAACTACTGCTTGTCCGGGTTTGCTTTCTAACCATCCTAATAATCCACCAGCAATTGTTCCAACAACTGCTCCTACCGCAGTTCCGACAACAGGGAAAACTGCACTACCAGCAAGCGCACCAGTTAAAGCACCACCACCAGCACCAGCCGCAGTTCCACCTGCTCTAATAATTGCAGTATGTTTCTTTAATCCAAGAGCGCTTCCAATCATAGGAGCGCCTTTACCTAAAGTTGCTCCAACTGCTCCAGTAGCGGCTGCAATTGGAACCACATTACTAAATTTATTTACAGTACCTATTGTGGAACCTGCTACGCCTTCGGCTTCTGCAACACCTTCTGCGGTAGCGGCTTTACCAGCCGAAACTGCAACTAAATCCCAAGCGCCAGCAATTTTTCCAATAGAGAAAAGTAATCCATCTATTTTAGGAGCAACCCATAAAGCGGCAAGAGTGCCACCTAAGAATTCAAATAATCCTTTATTGCTAGAAATCCAATGGCCTATTTTATCAAAAGCAGGAAGCAAATCTCCAAGCCAACTAACTAAATTTCTGAAAGCAGGCAATAATGTTGTGCCAAGTTTTACACCTAAATCTTCAAATTGCGCACTTAACGCTTTCCAAGGGTCTGCTTTCGCGGCGGCTGCTGCTGCTCCGTGAATACGGTCTTCAATAAGTTTGCTAATTGTTGCTAAATCTGCACCTTTAGGAATTGTTTTACCAATTGCTAAACCTAAATCACGAAGGCCACGCGCTTGTCCAGTAGTTGCACCTGCAACTGTAACTGCGGCTTGCGCTAAAGATTCTTGTTTGTAAGCAGCCAAATCAGCAACAATGCCTAAATTATTTATAGCGGTTTGTGGATTGCGAGTTGCAGTAGTTAATATTGCTAACGCGTTCATTGTATCGCCAGTATGGAATCCAAACTTAGCCATTGCAGATGTGGACTTATCCATATACGGAGCAAAGTTTTGGAAACTTACTCCGGTATTTTTAACTGCGGTTTGAAGTTTGGCTTGAGATACTTGAACATTTAGAGCCATCTTAACGCTTGCCGCGCCAACAGTTCCTAAAACTCCTGCAATACCAAGCAATATAGTTCCAGAATACTTGGAAGCCTTAGACATTACTTCAAGAGAACCACCGGCTTTAAGAGCCTTTGTTTGCATCTTATCAAGTTCACCATTAACGGTTTGCATCTGCGCAATTGCTTGTGATGCTTTTGCTTGAATTTCAAGAACAACAGGTGGGAGAAATTCTGCCATTTGCCTTCCTTTCTATGCTAAGTATTTTTTAATAATTATGAAAGCCTCGCGTTGAAATTTTTGTAGTGCAGGTAACATATAAGGAAAATGCTGACCATTACGCCAAGTTGGAGCGCCACCTAATTCAACTGCTCGACCATAAATAATAGTTGGCCCAACAATAGCCGTGTAGTTAGCAAACCCAACACGATTCTTTTTGCCTTTAATAGAACGGCGTAAGTTACCTGTTCGGTTCATTGGGGGTTGTCCTGATGTAGCAACTTCTCCCGGTTGGCGCAATCCTTTAATTTCTTCTTTTGCAAGTGTGATTAAACGATTCATCATTTCATCACGGGCTTTCATAGTTTTGATATCTACATCAAGAATTCTTTTATCTAGCGCTTTTGTAACCGAACGAATATTATTGATTATCATTTTCAACCTGTTTCACTATATTGTTAATTGAAACAATCCAATCAATCATTGCGGCAGGCTGTTCATCCACTTGCGATGGTGTCCAGCCAAACTCTTTTGCGCATACATAATAAAAGTATTCTTCGTCAGGATAATTAAGAGTATCTTCCCTACGCTTACCTTCCAACACCCACTTTAGGCGTTGGAGTTTCCGAAAGGGCTATCAACACTCGCTTCTGATTCTGGTGTTTGATTCAATGCAGGAAATAAAGCATCTTGAGCATTTGATACTTCTACGGCTAGTGCATCGTAATCAGCCATAGTTAATTCATCTAATGAAGCGATAACGATTGATGGAATAATTAAATCAAAAGACCACTCTGAAATAAGAACTGCCATAAGTCCATCCACCATAGACATTGCTTGCAAAACGCCTTCTTGTCCATTTGCGGCAGATAAAACTTTCTTGCGGTCTTTAACGCGCAACTCACTTGGGTCACGCAAAGTTACTGTATTACCACTTGGTAATTTAATTGTTTTAGACATATTTATCCTTCTCTTAGTGCCTTCTCTATTTAGGGTGTGAGCAGGGGGAAGGCAGCCCTGCCCACACTATTGATTCCCTATTACTGGAAAGTTCCAGAAGGGAAAGCGTTGTTTAGGCTAAATTGCACCGGTGAATATCCACCTGATGCTCCGATATCACTTGTATTTCCAAGAGCCTCGATATCAACTGTTAGTGCAACATAATCTGTTCCTCGGTCAATTTGTGCAGTTGTGTAAGCACCCTTTGAAACTTGGAAAGCAACCTTAGTAGCAGTTGAACCTGAACCAGTTGTAAATGAAACTGTTAATGTAGGTTGTGTGTTAGAAAGGAAGCGAGTTAATTCAGTATCATCTTGCATAACAAATGTTAGTTTGCCCTTAACTGTTAATGCACCAACGAATACTTGGTATGGATTCTGTGTGCCAGTTAATCCCCAAATGATTTCATTTGCGCGAGATAAGTCAAGAGTTCCTGTTGTTACATATCCAATTGATGTTCCACCTACTGAAACTGTACCTGTCCAAACTTGAGTTGGAAGAACTCCAGTAAATGAAGGTGTTGGAGCAGTTGTGGTGTTTGAAGCCCAACCGATTGCCTTAGCAGTATATTCCAACATACCATCAGCATTGAAAGTTAAACCAAAATCAGTAATCTGGCATCCCGGATATTGGCGAGTATTTGCCGCATAGAAATCGGTTACTGTTAATGACTTAGGTTGAGCATCAGAAGTTGAGCCAACTGTGTTCTTAAGAGCGATTGTGTGAGTATATGGAGCAGAAGAACCTGTTGTTACAACATCTCCAAGAATACCTGCAATCCAAAAGCCGATAGTGTCTGCAAATACTGAACCAGCAATATCAATTTCTGAGTGCTTGCGGCCTTGTAGGTAATTGTAATTTTCTACAAGTGAACCACGAATACCTGTATCAAACAAAGGCGCAATAACATCCATAGGCTTAAAACTATTAAGAGTTATGGGTACAAAGTTAGTTGCAGTTGCAGATGTTCCTTTTGTACCTTCGAGAGCGACCCCGAGATACGACTTTACGGAATTTTGTGCTAGGGTCATTATTCTTCATCTCCTGTTGTTGGTTTGGTTTGTTTTACTGGTGTTACTTTATGTGCCTTAAAATCTTCTGGGGCTTCAAATATTTCGCCCGGCTTTACTGTTTTGGAAATTGAAGGAAAAGTGACTTCGTATTCCCCTGTGTATTTATGTTTAGCCATACTTTCTCCTTATGCCTGAATCATTTGTGTAACATCAAATCTCACAACAGCCCAAGTTTCAATGTATGTACCATTTGAAGCATCGGGTTCGCCGTAAGAAATATCTATGCGTGGTTCTGCGCCTTGCCAAGTTAAAACTCCAGTTGAATCACCGAATTGGTGGTCTGAGCGCAATTTGTCTTTTAGATTATCAACTACATAATCGAAATGGTGCATTGCATCTTCGGCATCGTTTTCTGAACTGTGGTGAAATAATTGAACTGCAACCGCATAATCAATGCGCTTGATTCCGCTATGCGCTCCACCAATTGCTAAGCGAGATTCTGTTTCAGATTCAATATGAATTACTGCGGCACAACGCGATTTATCGCTAGGTAGTGAATTAACTTGGAAGTTAATGCGCTTAGGAAATGATGTGAATACTTGATTGATTCCGGCTACATTTGGCGGTTGAATAAATGTGGCAAGTGTAGAACGGACTTCTTTGCGCCCGACCGACATTAGCGAATCCTCTTGTAAGGATTAAGCAGTTCTTGTGCTATCTTCAAATCGCCGCTTAAATCTTCTCCTGCTTTGTTGCTTGCATTAGGAGCAGATGAGATGCTCATAACCATTGAGTTATCGCCACGAACTTTTAGGAACGCAGTTGTAACTAGAATTGCCGCTTCCTTGATTGCAGGTGGAAGTGCTGAGATAGAGATTCCTGTTGCGTGAGTATTAACAAGAGCGCTAGTTAAAGGAATTGTTGTTGAGCCAAAAGTATAAGATGAATCTACTGTAACAAATTCTGAATTGTATCCGTCATAAATCTTAAGTTGTAGTCCTGCGGTAATTCCTGTACCGTCTGCAACGGTTAAAGATGTATCACCAGCGTTTGCAGTAACAATAGTTGTATTTGCGTATCCTGCAATATAAGTATATTTAACAAATGTTTCAACGCGTGGGCTAGTAGGGAAGCCAAATTGAAGCGCGCCTTGAGAAGAATAAGTAAGTGAAAGATTAGCGTAAGGAACTAGGATTTCAGCATCTTCAATCCAAGCGTATGAGCAATCAGGAAGTGTTTGCATTTGAGTTGATGGATTGCCATATTGGAAAGCAGTTAGAGCAATGATTGGTGAATAGCGTGGGTGTAGGCGAATAGTTCCATCTGGGCTAATACGAGTGCGTTGTTGTTCTGTTTCGGTTGTAGCCGCTAGAACTTGATTGCAATATGTATCAATCCAAGAAGATGCGCGAGCAATAGTATTAGTTAATTCAGAATCCTGAACATCAGGGTCTTGTGAACTGAATACTAGATTAGATAAATCAATACTTGTAGGAGCGTTCTTAAACTCATCTAAAGTCAAATACGGAGTTGAGAATAGGTGAGTAGTTCCTGTATAAGCATTAGCCATTTATTTCTCCACACTTTCCGCATTTTTTGAAAAATGAACCGAAGCCACACTTCTTGCAAGTGAAGCCAACTGCTGATGGTTTTTCGAGTACGCCTGATGCGCTCGCAACGCCTAAGCCTTCTTGTTTTAATTTCTTTTGTAACTTTGGGTCATTAACTTCAAACAACCCATCTTTGCCCCGATTTAATACTCTCTTACCGCGTGATGTTGTAACGCTTAAAGATTCCATACCTTTAGGACCGATAAATTTAGCCATATTTCCTTCCTTAAGTAATAGGGGCAGGTTTCCCCACCCCTATCACGATTAACTTAATTAAGCAGCAACGATTCCTGATACAGCACCGTTCCAAGCAGGTGCGTAGCAGAAGAATGTTCCGCGATAGTAAGTTGAGAACTCATAAGCAAACTGAGTTACTGGCCATTGGATTCCCATATAGTCTTGAACATTGATTACTGCCCAAACATCAGATACCTCAGTATCAGGAATAGGAAGTGTGTAAGACATTACAGGAGCAACGCCTTGAGGCATCCAAGGGTGAACTGTTAGGTCCACAAGTTTGCCGCTGATTTCGTTGTGTAGTCCGCCAATAACTGCGCCGCCAACATAATCGCCAACATCATTTTGAGTTAGATTCAAACGATAGTTAGCAGTTGAGCCGTTCTTAATTGCATCTGAAAGTTGCTTGCGGTCGCCGCCGTTAAGCAAGATTTCATCTGGGTCAGCCTTTACATTGTTGTAAAGGTTAGCAAATACCTTTTGGAATTCTACGCCCGGATTTGAGGTAGAGAAGGTAGAAGCAATGTTGTTGTTGAAACCTGAGTTAGCACCAAGAACTGTTGGAAGAATTCCGTCATATCCTGTTGCGAAAGCAGATGTATCAGATGATGCGCGAGAAGCAGCCGCACCTGTTGTTGAGAAAGCAAGCACATCGCCAGAAGTAGAACCAACTGCACCAACAACATAACCTGTTAGTGAGTTAATCTTTCCAACGAACTTAAGGTTAGCCGCACCTGTTGTGGTTCCAACATAAACATTGTAACCAAGTGCGCCTGTGATTGCAGAAGAAACAACAATCTTTAGAGATTGTCCTGAGGTTGCGACACCTGTTGTGATTGATGAAAGAACTGATTCACCGAAACCAGAACCAGATACACCAGCATCAGCAGTAACCGCTACATAGTAGGTGTTGTCTGCGATGTTTGAAGCACCTGTTGGTGTTGTTGCGGCTGTTACAGTAATTGTAGGTGCTGTTAGAGCGCCTGAATAACCTGATGCAGTTCCGCGAGCCATAAGCATCATTCTTTCTTCCATTAGCATTGTTGCATAAAGGGTAGAAGTTGATGATAGTTGGCGTAGGTCTTGGTATCCAAGGCCTGAGAAGTTAGCGTCAAATGAAACGCTATCTGATAGTGAGTATGAGTTGTAAGGTAGTACCAAATCATCTGCGGTGTAAGAAATCTTTGGACCACGCTCAAAGTTGATTGAACCAAAAGCAGTAGTTGTAGATTCTGTGATTCCCGGCCAGATTTGTCCTTGTCCACCTGTACCTGTACCTGTGTAACCAGTTACGCGCTTTACACGGTGAGAAGTACCGACACCCTTCTTACGAACAATCTTGTTGCGTAGAGGAGTTGGGCGAGGTGTTAGAAGTTTCGCAGGTGCTTCCAAGTCGAAAGCAGCGAAAGATGTGCTAAGTGGAGTTGTAAGGCTGATGTCCTTAGCAATATCCGCAGTAGCGGTGCGTTGTGCTGCAAGTGCATTGTTTAATGAACTTACTGCATCTGCTGATAGAGATTTGTTAGCAACAAGCGCTTCAATTTGTGAAGCGGCATCTGCTTGTGGTACTTGACCCGGTGTTGTTGAAGCGTTTGAGAAAGACTTGTTTAGTTCTCCAAGATATGCATCTTGTAGTTCTGCTGCTTTCTTAGGCTTAACATCTCCGAATAGGTCTGTTGCTTTAGGCATTTGTGCCATTTAAGCGTTTCCTTTCGTTAAGGTGTTATTCAACATCTTCTACTGGTTGGTTGGCTTTTGCTGAGGCTTCCTCATATAGGGCCATATAACCCTTGCGAAGTGTTGCATCGGTAGTCGCTTCGGCCTTGGCTTTGAAAGTTGCGGCTTTAACGAGATACTCGTTTGATTGTGTTGGTTGCTTTGTCGCGGTGCGCTTTGGCCCACCTGCAACTGTTTTTGTTAGTGCCGTTGCTAATTCGGCTTCAAGTTTTACTGACTTTTCTGTGGCGGCCTCTTTATCCGCGCGCAGAGAATCAATCTCGGCTTTCAGCGATTCCATAGCACTCTTAACGGCTTCTGCTACAACTTCCTCGATAGAAGTTGCCTCTGATGTTGCAACATCAGAATCCTTATTTTCTTCGGTAGTTTCTTCAACTACTACTTCTGCATCAGCAGATTTTTCTTCAACTACTGCAGGAGTTTCTTCAACTGCTACTTCTTCGGCAGGAGTTTCTACTGACTTATCTGCATCAACAGATTCAGACTTGAAGCACTTGCAATCCTTATCGCACTTATCAGCGCAATCTTCGCAATCGCAAGAATCTTCTTCGCTCTTTACAACATCGGCTTTAGAGCCTAGTTCAATCATATTTGCATCCATACCAGGTACTTCTCCTTCATCGGCTTCGTTTTCATACCAATCCATTAGACCATCAAGAGCATCTAATAGATGTTCAAATGAATCGCGCTCATCTTCGCCGTTTGCTAATTCATTAGCCTCGACAATAAATAATTGAGCGATTGCGGTGCGAGCGGCATCGAAAGTCGCTTGGTCGAACTTAGATAATTCAGACCCAACGGACTTGGCACGCTCAATGAGTTTTTCTGCTTTATTCATTGATTTGTTCCATTTCTCAGGTAGTAAGTCCGTTGCGCCCAATGCGCGAGCGCGGCGGATGATGTGTTGTTTTACTTTTGCAGGATTTTTTGCGCGACCAAATGCTTGAATCGCGTTCTTCAAATCCTCCTTGTTGGCGATTGGGTATGACCCGTCAGGCATCGCCGTTCCTGCATCTGCCATCCGTTCGCGTTGTTCATCAGAGAACTCGCGCTTGAACACATCAGTAGGAGTTGGTGCTTTGTATTCGTGAAGTTCCTCAACCTGAACTAAGGATGATTCCCCTTCAACACTCTTTGCCATAATTAACTTGGCCGCAGGATTAGCAGGTCTATCTACTAGAGATACTTCGATGATTTGACCATCAACGATTCGCCCATTAACTGCTTTTGTATCGCGTACAACGCGTGGTGATTTGATTCCTATTGAGAATCCCTTAAGAACTCCGTTTTCAACTTTCTTAACCGAAAGAGGGTCCACAACGAGAGCGCTAATATAATGACCATCATTTTTCTTTTCATATTCTTTTGCCACTCCTGCTGCAATTGATGTGTGCATTTCACGGATGTTGCCACCTGATTTGAACCATTGTGGCATTGCAGTATCAAGCCAAGTTGGGTCGCAAATCTGTTGGTCTAAATCTAAAGTATCGTCTGTTGCCTTACCATAAACGGTCATTGTGCCGTCATCGTGCTTATCAGCCTTTACAAGTTCGGCATAAGCATAAGCAAAATCTTTATTCATCTATTTTCCTTTTCTGTTAGTTGCCAAACCAGAGAACTGAACCTGTTGGTGTTCCTGCTGCGCTGATTGCATAGATAGTATCTCCGCCATCTACTTGTAATTGAACATTAGTTGATTTAGGAACGCGGAAACCTTGAGTTGCTCCTGATGAGGTAACAGTTGAAGCACCGATGAAAAAGTCATTGCTTGCATCATTATTAGAGATATAAACATTGACCTTTCCAGCGCCGCTAGGAACTTTTACAAGTATCTTTGCGGTTGTGCCAAGTGTTACTGTGTTGTGATTTAGTGCCATTATTTCTCCTTTGCGAGCCAAACAGGTGCATCGGTCATACCGAGCAACCACATCGCGGCTAAGCGATGATGTCCGTCAATAATGATGAGTTCATTATCGCGTTCAATAACAAGTGCGAAGGAGCGATATTGTGTAATCGCTTGACCCATCGCTTTGATGTGTTGTTTTACTTTCTTACGGCGTAAGAATTTATCTGTTGCAGTTAGTTCGTGAAATCCAACAAGTGCCAATTCCGCTTCATCCCAAATGTTCGGGTCAATAGTAAATTGCTCAGTAATCGCCCAAGGTGATTCAACCAATTTTTCAGGGTCTAAATCATCTGGGTAATCTGTTGGATTAGGCAAAATCTTTAAGCGAGATAATGCGCGTTCTTCTTCTAATTCTGAAGGAACCATTTTAACAATTTCTGGCATTACACCTAATTCAATATCGCCTGAAACGCTGTAAGGTGCAATGTCGCACATACAGTTTGGATGAACAGGTGCATCTCCATTAGGCCAAGAATCATCAATTGATATTGGTGAAGCATCTTCATTATCAGCGCAATCATCGCAAGGGTCAGCAACTAACCACTCAAGCATTTCAACGCCTGATGTTCGGTAATCCTGTAATTCAGATTGAACTACTGCTCGGCTCATTTCAGTTTGAGCGATTACTAAAGCCTGTTGTGGGTCATTGACTACTTGGTCCACCATAACTGAAACTTCTTTAGGTGTTACGCCTTGTGCAAGCGCCGCAGATAGAACAGTTCCAATACGGTCTAACTTTGTGTTAGTAATTCCTTCGATAACGATTCCGCGACTATCAAGAAGTGTTTGCAATCCGCCTTTAGGCTTTAGCAGTTGTGATGCACCGCGATTGCCGGCTTTCCAAGTATTCCAATCAACAACTCCGACTTTAGGAGCCTTGGTTGTTTTGCGATTAGCCAAGTTATATTGTGCTAAATCTGAACCGAATACCCAGCCATCTGCATAAGCCTTTTTAAGTGCTTCGCCTAGTTCTTTCTTATCTAGGTGCGCGTGGATTCTAACCCAATCTCTTGCCATTTGTGGCTCAATAGAACCGCCAGCAGGATGAGTTTCAGCAAATGATTGTGCGATTGCATCTGCATCAAAAGCGTTTTGAAAAGCGGCACGAATCTTATCTGCGTGTGAAGCAAATAATCTAGTTTTAGCGCCTTGTATTTGGCGATTCATTACAACCCCAAATAGCGTTCAGCGTACCAGCGCGCTCCGTCTAAATCTTTGGCTTCAACAAACTTGTTAAGAACTTCTGCGTAAGTATCCTCAACAGATTCAAAATTAAAAGAACGATTAGCGTTGCCCTTACGAATCCAACGAATAAAAGATTTAATTTCATCTTTTGCTTGTTGTTCTTTAGGTTCTGGTTGTTGCGGTTGCTGTGTTTCTGGTTGAGTAGGAGCAGGTTCTTCTTCATTAACATTTCCGTTTTCATCCATTGATGTTCCGGCCGCAACCATACCATCAGGTGAGAACAAGAATACGCTTTGACCTGCAACGAATACAGGCATATCTGCTTCTGGTGTATCAAGTAATGGCAAACCTAATTCAGCGCGGTTTTCATTAACTGTTTTTGAACCATTGCGTGTACGAATATCATCACGCTTAGCCAAATCAGCATCATTAACTCGCTCGCTTGGCATTAACTTAAATTCAAGTTCGCGTGGCATACCTAGCCAACGATATGAAAGATTAGAAATCATTTGTGATACCCAACGAGCAGTTGGAATAATGCCGATAGTTTCTGCGGCTTCTGCTTCGCCTTGTTGATGTCCACTTCCACCAAGTCCGGTCTTAGCGCTAAATCCAATTTCACTTGGTAGAACGCCGAAGTGACCCGTGATAGAAGTGATTAAATAATCATCTAACTTATCGTTGAACTTCTCTGAGTATCCCGGGTCATTTGATAATTTTCCACCCGGTACAAGAATTCTTAAGCGATTGCGTTGCTCTGTTTGTCCAGCCAAATCATCATTGTAAATGTTTTCGTATTGACGAATCTGCTCTGGTGTTAAGTTGATATCAGCAGGCAATTCCATAAATGACTTAGGCATTGTGCCATCAGTAAATTCAGCGCGTAGCCATTGTTGGCGGCGAAGATAGATATCTGCAAGAGGAAGTGCGCGCTCTACTGGTGAATAACCATAAACGCTATTAGCACGGCGATTGCGAACAAGATAAGCAATTTCATCAGAAGTAAATTCGCCATCTGCGGCTTCATCATCAACTGTTGCATTGAATTCTGAACGAGGAAAGCCGTACAGAATTTGTTGGAACGCAGGACCAACAGAAGGGTCTGGTCGCATACCTCTATCATCTAGTAAAGGCTTAATTGTTGAACCATCAAGAATTTGTAATCCGCGAATATCTCCGCCAACTGTTGATTGTGGCCAAATAGCCCACGCATCAAGAACATCAATTTCTTCCATTGCCATATTAAGCCAATCAACAAATGAAAGGCCGTTAGCAGGGTCAGGAGTTTCCCAAAACTTTCGCATACGAGCAATCTCGTCAGTAAATTTTTCTCTAGCATCTGCCATAGCGCGAAGATGATTATCTGCTCCGGCTTCTGCAACAATTCTTTCAGTTGCGGAATCTGATAAAACGATATCCCAATCTAGTCCAGTAATTTTGGCCTTCCGTACTTCAATGCAACGGCGCAGGATGTCTATTTGGTCTGCGGCGGCTCTTAGTGTCTTAAATGGCACTAGGCGGTTCTCGGTTACATTGATGTTCTGCGCAACTAAATATTCGTAACGGCGTGGAGCAGGTCTGCCAGTTTCAGGATTTAATGGATTAAGTGCGCCCGGTATTAAAGGTAATCCCGGAGCAAATGGAACTGATGCTAATAATGGATTTCTTGGAAGTGGTGTTGATGTTCCGTAACCGTATTGTGTTTGTGCAATTCCTCCGGCTTGGCGCATTTGTTGTTCGGTCATAATGCCACTACCAGCAGGGAGATTTGGGGCTTTTTCAATCTCTGCGGCTACGCGCTTTGCGAAGCGGTCAAGTAATCCCATCTATATCTCCTAGTATGATTCGTTTATGAATTTAGTTGAGAAGGCTGTTAAGTTTGGCGGGAAATTAGCACCATTAGTAATTGATACTTTTGGCGCAATGAACCCAAGTGTATTTATTGATTCCGACAACGAAATCTTGGTCAATCTTCGAGTAGTGAACTACACGCTTTACCACTCTGAAAACGAACAACGATTCCCTTCAAGATGGGGGCCGTTGTCTTATCTGCATCCTGAATCTGACCAACGATTAGTTACAGAAAACTATGTATGCCGTCTTAATAAAGATTTGGCAATTACTGATTACGCTAAAGTTGAAATGCTTAATTTGCATCAACCTATTTGGGAATTTGTCGGCCTAGAAGATGCTCGCCTTGTTCAATGGGATGGCGATTATTATCTTGTTGGCGTTCGCCGAGATACCGACACAATCGGAACAGGGCGTATGGAGTATTCACGCGTTGAGATTGATAAATCTAATTGGAGCGTTAAGGAAGTTCATCGAGTTCGTATTCCTGCGCCTGAACCTGATAGTTCATATTGCGAAAAGAATTGGTATCCGATTAACGATAAGCCATATCACTTTATCAAGTGGACATCGCCAACTGAGATAGTCAAGGCTAATCCTGACGAGCCTGAAACCGAACAGATATCAGTTAGACAACCTAATGTGCCTTTTGATAAAGACCAACGAGGCTCTAGCCAGTTAATCCGTTGGGGCAATATGTATATCTGTATAACCCACGAAGTTAATCTGTTTAAGAATTACCTAGAACAGAAAGATGCTATTTATCGTCATCGCCTATTAGTCTGGGATGACCAATTTAACTTAATCGGCGCATCTAACGAGTTTTCGTTTCTAGATGCTCGCATTGAATTCTGCGTAGGAGCAACTAAGTTAGATGATGATTTATTGCTCACCTTTAGTATGCAAGATAACGCCGCGTTTATTTTGCGTGTACCAAAAGTAGTTGTAGAAGATTTAATTATGGAGGCTTTATGATATCCGAACTAATTTCAGACCTATCAAGTGCGCCGTTTGACCCACAGAAGAACTTTGATGTTGCGGTTGAATACGAACGCTTAGGACAAACTGCGAGCGCCGTTTCGTTTTACCTGCGAACTGCCGAATATGGCGGTCAAGATTCGTTACTTGTTTATTCATCGCTACTTAAA